ATTAATCTCATTTCTATTAGAAACTAGCAGTATAGTCGGATCACCTCCAGTATCAAATTCTTCTTTTAGTAGCTTCCAAACGGCGTCTCTATCTCCTATAAGATACTCGAAGGTTTCGATACCTTTATAGAGGCCTGCACATATAGTTATCGCTCTATACGTTTGCATTATATACCATGGTATCTCCTCCGTTTCGTAGTTTCTAGACGGAACACAGAGATGTGAGACGTACCATGCTAATTTCTGAGTGGGAGCGTTTTCTTCGTTCCAGGAATAACCCATATAGGTGAAAGGTTTATCGGACGGATTACTATCAACCTTATCTTTATTGAGGATGACACCAAACCTGTCAAGTACTTTACAATAATAGGAATAAGGAATGAATCCAGTTACGAAGATGGAGTCATCACCAGTATTATTTGTATAGTAACCTATACCTGTTTTGCGATGAGTATATTCTAGTGCGGCATATTCAGACATAACTCTGCTAAAGAAAGTACCGCATAGAGCGGTTAGCAATGAACCACTTTTAATACCTCGCTGAGTGCAACGAAGAACGTCGTCTCTAACGAAAGTACCAAAACAGTGGTAAATCATGAGACCAAGCAGAGCGTCTTTTTCCTTATCATCGTATTTACCGTACGTCAAAAAAGTACTATACCAAAGAGCCCAAAAATAAGGTTTAATAGTAGAATCATATAAAGAGAAGTCTAATGACTTGATAGTGTTACCTAGAAGGCGTGAAGGAGCTATAATGTCATCAGAAATCATCGACTTAGTTTTTCCTAAGGCAGAACCGAAATTACCGGACTGGCATCTGGATATAACTAGAGACATAGTATGTCTAAAGAAGAAGGCTTCGATAACAAGTAACCTAAAAGGGTAGCCCCAGACGGTTCTAGATTTCACGGTGTTAGTTTGCAAGTCATCACTTAGCTTAACAACAAACCTATGGAATATAGTAGCTGGATTCCATAATAACAAGTAAGGATTAGGGTTGTCTAAATATGATTGTGCAAATATTAGCGCATCCCCCATTCTACCAGGTGCGCCTTTCTTTCCGTAAAAGGGGTAACCAGCAGATGTATTTTGGTCAAATGATAGGGCAGACTCCACTAAAGGTGTCCTAGCCATAGCTGAACCGATAATACCAAAGGATGTAGCTATATTGAAACAAGAAAGTAAAAGCGTGTCAACATTTACGGTTTTTAGAGAAAAATCCCTAGTGACATACGCTTTTATTTGCTTGTCATCCTGAGCTCTAACATCAGCTATTGTTGCTGTGAGCTTTAGATTTATTTTAATTTTTAGAGCACTTTCAATATATGCTCGAAACTTC